GGGAAGGAGACCCGTCGAAGGTAGGTCGATCTTATGTTGTGCACTAAGCTCTGTTGTGCTAATGGTTACGAGTGTTGCAAGAACTGCAGCATTTCCAACGATTGCCAATTTAGTAGATAATTTCATAATGTATATCCTGTGATGATGTTATTACTATACACCATGTGAATAAGGATGTAAACCCCCTAATATGATTTAATTCCATTACACCAGTTTACTGCTGCACTTTTTGCATAGGCAAGGGAGCGACTAGCGTATTCTTCGGTTCTCATTAGCTTTTCACTATCGTTGTAGAATTCCACAAAGGGAATTTCTTCTTTAAAGTTAAAGCAGACAACGCAATAAGCGCCTTCTACTACATCGGAGTGGTATTTGCCAAGAGACTTGATCATTTCGAAACGAACTCCTCGGTCATAGGGAAGATATAAGCAATCTCTCTTGCAATGTCACGAGCTAATTCAATGTGCTCTAGTTGGGTGCCGTTACCCGTGCGAAGCTCGATGTAATGGATCCAAGAGCGTAGGGTAGCATTGGCAAACAAGCGGGATACGGTATTACCTTCGGGCAGTACTACACGTGCTTGCTCTTTGGCAATGCCATTCTCGATAGCCCAGTTATATGCCATTTTGGCTTCGTAAATAATCTGCGACTGCTTAAAATGCCATGCCCGGGATAATTCTTCATCAGAATTAGCAATAGAGTTCTGGCGGTTCTTTGTATCCTGTAGTCGGGCTTCACGAATGACAAAAGATGTTTCCATGTCCTGTGGATCTGCGTAGCGCTGACTAAACTCTTGGAAAGACATAGACCTATGGCGAAGCAACTGACGTGCAATATCGCGGGTAGTTTCAATACCAAGGGTGCAGCTTACCATCTCAAGCGGTGACCAATGCTTATGCTTAATCAGATAACGAATAAGCTTATCTGCAGTTTTGGTATTCATTTCATTTGCGGGATTAGATACTCGTGCACAATAACTAATTAAGTTCTGTACACTATCTATTCCTTCGCGCTCAAGCTGTGCAGAAGCCTGTGGCTTAACGATTGTCCATACTTTCATATTCTTACTCCATTTTAAAGTCTTTGAACCGCTGTGCGGTATTGGTCTGATCGAATGTCGGGGTATCGTCCATAAGAGTTTGTTCGGATTCATCTACATCGAACAATCGCATCTTAGATCTATCTATACCAACCACAAAGCGTTTATCTGAGCTTACGTCGTTATAGCGATTTTTAAGCTGCTTAATTGCTAATTGACCTTGTTGCTCCAATTCTTCAGTAGACACCAAAGCAATCATTAAGTCGGCGGTAGCGGGTAATCCAAAAGACTCGGACGTATCTTCAAGCCCAACATCCGAGTTACCATAACCAGAACGCGTCGTCTGCGTTGCAGTCCAGATCGGTAAGTCGAATTCGACTGCGAGCCCACGAAGCTCTTCGGCAATAGATTTAATGTAGGTATACGAATTGGTTTGTCCTCCCATTTTCATACGTGATGATGCACAGATATTAAGATAGTCAATATAGATAATATCAGGCTTAAATGATTTCTTTAGCTTTAATTCGTTTAGCAATGCCCGAAAGTGATTGGCATTTGCTTGACCAGTAGGATATTCTTTTACGATTAGATTACCTTGGGTCTGACGTTTAATACGTGCAATCTTTTCAGAGAACATATCTTTGCTAAGATTCTCAAGCTGGTCGATAGGCACATCCATTAGGTTAGCATCGATACGCTCTGAGATACGTTCTTCGCTCATCTCTGCAGTAATATATAGAACGTTTAGACCAGCGGAGATGTTTGCGGCTGCAAGGTGACACATGAATAAGGATTTACCCACGCCCGTGCCCGCGAGAGCGACGTTTAGTGTCTTATTGGGAACACCACCTTTTGTAGCACGATTAAGTATTTCCAGATCGAATGGGACACGTTGTTCTTCGGTGTGGTAGAATTCGAAACGCTCCATAGCATTTTCAAGGTAGTCGTGACCAATATTCGTGTCAAACGAAACGGATAGTGCAGTGCTTAGGATATCGGGTAAGGCATTCTTTGTAAGTGTTTCATGCTTACCGTCGATAATAGCAATGCCTTCCATAATAGCATTAAAGACCGCTTTGTCCTGGCACCATTTCTCAGTAGCATCCAACAACCATTCGTCGTCGACTTTTTCTTCTGCAAAGATAGTAGGCATAATTTCCATTGCATAAGCATATTGGTCGTCGGAAAGATTGGCTTCGTCTACTGCGATCTTAAAAGGTTCTGCTGTAGGTAGGCGATTATATACCGCAACATACTTACCGATTTCAATGTAAAGCTTCCGGTATACACCTTCGAAGTATTCAGGCTTAATAAAGGGAAGCGCTTTACGAGTAAACTTTTCGTTGGTGAGCAGGTTGCGTAATACAACCTGCTCGATGTTAATTCCACTTGGATTCATTAGGTTGGTTCCTTTATTGCGTCGTGCAGAATTCCCTTCAGAACTTGGCCTGCTGCTTTCTGCAGGTCTTCGTCTTCGACACTAATATCAAGAGGGGATGAATGCAAGTCTATGTTAAAATGCAAGTTGCCGTTATCTTTTAATTCGATAGCACCAAACTGGATTACCGACTCCGTGAAGTCGCCTGACAGGAATCGCACCTGCCAAGCATCGTCACCATTCGGAATAAATTCATAATCTTTATTCTCGACCAGCATTTATTCCTCCATAACAATAGCATCATTGTCAACCAAAGAGTCGGAGCCAATGCTATATTGTTTTTGCAAGAAGTCTTTGAAGTCTGTGTCCTTGAAGATTGGGTCCCAGAATTCATCTGTAAGAGTTTCTTTGGCACGGAACTTAGGATCTACCAATTCGCCCGTTTCTTGATCGATCCGGCAATACCAACCATTCGAAGGTTTACCAGCATAGTTGCCTGCGAGTGCTACATCCAATAGACCGGATAGCTTTTCTACGCCGCCTTCCCACGATACGGAGATCGGGATCTTAGACTTTTCTTTTACGAAGCGAGACTTTTCGATGTTAATGACAAAGTGGTAGCCTTTGATCTCAGTGCCAACTTTATCCTGCTGACGCCCGATAATCCAGATGTTATCTGCAGAGTAGTAAATGCCTGTGCCACCGGATACGATAGCCTTAGGGAACAAACCCATCTCTTGATAAGTATGGTTAATAGCTACCATTGGGATGTCGCGCATCTTCAAGTAAGGTGTAGCCATACGGAACAATGACTTAAGCTGCTTGGCCCGTGTCATGTCTGCGACTGACTTTTCGTTTAGTGCGTCGTCCATTTCTTTCTTAGATGCAATGTTACCAATAGAGTCAATAACCACGATAACTTTGTCTTTGCGGTTAATCTCTTGCAGCTGGTTAATCATGTCGAACTTAAGCTGTTCGATGTCTGTAACCGGTGTGTGGAATACCCGCTCGGTGTCAATACCAAACTGCTGGAAGTATGACTGTGGTGAACCAAACTCCGAATCATAAAACAAAAGCACGGCGTCTTTATACTTATTCAGATACGCTGCTGCCATAAGCAAAGCGAACGAGGTCTTAAAGTGCTTGGAAGGTCCAGCCAATACGGTAAGGCCTGACTGCAAGCCACCGTCTACCGAGCCAGACAATGCCACGTTAATCATAGGAACGTCAGTGGCAACAAAGTCTACGTCGTTAAAAAACTTAGACGTCGACAGGATTGCCGACTCTTTCACTTTAGAATTTTTCTTAATCTTATCCATAATATTGCTCATGGTTTGCTGTTCTCCTTATAAGATATATTTTGTTCTTTCTCCCGGTCATCCAAATTATAGGATGCTCGGTAGTTATTATTAATTCTAACACACTCTTCGAGTAATGTAAACCCCTCGTATGCATTAATAAGTGCAGAGGTGTCTTTCGGGAAGCATGCTCCGCCAAAGCCTTTCTTACCATCAAAGCCTGGCACTTTCGTATGAGATGAACCAATACGTTCATCCCGGCCGATTGCATTTATGACTGTATGTGATCGCGCGCCTGCTGCCTCGCATACCTCTGCAAGCTGGTTAAAGAATGTAACCTTTGTTGCAAGGAATGTATTAATCCCATACTTAATCATTGCTGCTTCTTTAAGGGATACACGAATGAACGGTGCAGCGTTACACAGACTGTGGTGCTTATAGAGATATTCAAGGTATTCATTATCATGGGTAATGATATGGAACGGGGGATTAATAATGTCTTGCTTCGCTTGCCCTTCGGTCAGGAATTCTGGGTTATATACTAGGTTGAGTTGGTAGAATTTGGGATATACTGTATCCATAAGGTTATCCCCATTAAAGAAGTCAGGGGTAACCGTAGACTTAATCACGATCATTGCCGTTGTCGATCCGCTCGGCCCAGCGCATTGCCTTAGTACATTTTCAAGGATAGTAGTATTTACTGAACCGTCATCCGACATAGGGGTAGGCACACAAACGAATAGTGCATCGTATTCTGATAGATCGCCAAGATCCTCGAACCTATGTCCGTATTTAGGATCATTAATAACCACCTTAACGCCGGGTGTACTAAAGGCATACTCGACTGCCTTTCCTACAAACCCATGGCCAATAACACCTATTTTTACTTTAGATGAATTCATATTCTACCTTCGCTTCCGTAAACATTGCAATGGTTAATTCCACTGAAGCTCTCCAGCGTTCATTGAATGGATCACCTTTCATAATTACACGGCTTATACCTACCTGGATAATACCCTTAGCGCAGTTGCTGCAGCAAGGTAGACCGTACACATACATTGTAGAATCCAATAGTGATATCCCACTGCGGCATGCATTGAATATGCAGTTCTCTTCGGCGTGCACGACGTGAGCGTATTTAAACTCTCGGTTTGCATATCTGGCTTCATCGTCGTGAATGTGACGGGGAAAGCCATTATAGCCGGTGCTTAAGATTTCACCCTTGCTACCAACGGTCACCGCTCCGATTTGGGTTGATGGGTCTTTTGACCAAGTTGATACTTCTTTGGCCATGCCAATATAGCGTGCGTCCCATTTATCCATAAAGCTTACTCCAAATATTATGATTGATTTTACGTTGTGCCATAGGATCAGTCCGAATCTTTTCGGTCTTAAGCGGGTGCTTAGCCCTATGGATAATTTTGTCTGGCACCATATCGGCAAAAGCATTCATAAGAACTTTCTTAAAGCCGTTGCGCAAAACGTAAGGTGTTTCAAGTGCAATCTTAACCACATTCGGTGCCAAGAATGGTGCACGTAGTTCGATAGTGCTGTCCATCATAGTACGATCGAGCTTAGGTAGGTGATAGTAAGGTAACTCACAGAATATGTCGCTGTGCTGACTATCATATTGTTTTGCCCGACGATAACCGCCGAAGAGTTCGTCTGCACCATCGCCGGTTAGTACTGCGT